GAGGACCCCGTCGACGCTGCCAGCAGCGCCGCCAGTTGCTCGGCGCTGCCCGGCGCGCCGCTCGCGCCCGACGCCAGTTCCTGCAGCGCGAGCCACAGGCCGTCGAGATCCCTGTTGAGGGTCTCGGCCAACAGGTCGCCGTTATCCTGGTAGTCGGTGGTTCGCTTCAGCTCGCTGGAGCGATAGCGCGTGATCACGGTGCCGTTGGCCGGCGGAGACAGGAACTCGACGCTACCGGCGTCCGTGCCCAGTCCGGTCAGCGTGTAGTGCACGCCGTAGGTGTAGACGGTGGTGATGCCCGACAGAACGCCCTGCACGACCAAGTCGGCGGCGGACAGAACGGTGAATGCATACGGGAACGAGGTGGTGACGCCGTTGGCGGTAGAGCTTGCAATCGGGGTTTCGGCATTGACGGACATGGGCGCCTCGCGCGTGAAGCGCGGGCCGCCGTCGTCAGCTCTCCAACTCGACTTCGTGCACGCCCGCTGATGGGCGCCAATCCTCCCGCCCCTTCGCGGGCGGTTTCCAGCCATCGGACTGCACCACCACCGCGCGCCCGATGCGTTCGGGCGTCTCCGCGATGGCGCCGGCCAGGCTGTCGAGGTGATCGTCCGGCTGCTCGGTGATGCCCGGGTTCCAGTCGCGCATCTGCTCCCACGCCGGCCCGTCGATCACCGACGTGTGGGCCCAGAGCTGCCCGGAGTTCAGCGGCCCCTCGATGGCCTCCAGGATGCGCTTGTTCTTGTTCGTGGCCTGCGGCTCGGCCTTCACCCCGCACTGCAGCTTGGCCTGCTTCAGCGCGGTCTTCAGCCAGGCCGGCGCGAAGGCGCCCACGCCGTTGGTCTCGATCACCACGCGCGGCAGCTCGAGCTGGCGCACCACGTCGACGATCTGCAGCACCTGGCCGCCGGTGATCTGCTTGCCGCTCTCGTCGGTCTCCGCCACTTCGCCGCGCAGCTCGACCGAGCGGTGCCAGTAGCGCCGGCCCTGTTCGTCCTGCAGCACCACCGCCAGCGACGACACATCGCTCTTGAGCTTGCCGCTCGAAGGATCCCAGCGGCACGCGGCGCCGACGATCCGCGCCATGCCCAGCCACATCGCGACGCCGCCATTCGCGCGCCGCACCACCGGCTCGACGTTGTAGGCCTTGAGCTTGCTCGGGTCCAGGCGCAGCTCGGCCAGCGGCTTGGCCTCGAGCATGTACTGGCTGTCCCAGGCGTTGAGCGTGCGGGTCTCCTTGCGCCGCCGCTCGATCTCGTCACGCGTGAAGCGCTCGGGCCAGGCGCAGCCCGAGCAGATGTCGATGACCACGCCCGGGGCTGAGGGGAAGACCACGAAGCCAGCCTCGAACAGGAAGTCGACGCCCTGCCGCAGCATGCGCGCGCCCTTGTGGATGCCGGCCATCACGTACAGCCCATCGGGCCCGACCGGGTGCCGGAACTCGTAGCGCGTGCGCTTGCCGGTGTCGGTGTAGCGCACCGAGTGCGCGAACAGTGGGATCTTCAGCACGGCAGCCCCCGCGGCGATGCGTTCCGGGTAGATCGAGTCGTGCGTGTGGGGCGTGCCAATGTAGGTCTTCTGGGCGCCCGGCACCGCGATGTGTGTCGACTCGCTGATGCGCTGGCGCAGCTTGAGCCGCGCTTCGGGCGTCTCGATGTTACCCGGCACCTCAATGTCGTCGAAGTCCACGTCGTCGGCCCGCGCGCCGGTGGCGTTCGAGGTCACGCCGACGGCTCGCATGCTGGCGTTGCGGGCGTCCCTCGCGCCGTTGACCCAGAACCGCTTCGCGCCTGGCTTCGACGGCAGCATGCCGCGGCACCACGGGTGATTGCGCAGCACGTTGATCGTGTCGGCGGTCAGCATCCCCGCGGTCTCGTTGTCGGCCGACCAGACGAGCGAGCGGTGCGAGCGGTTGCGCCAGAGCTTCCACGCCTTGTGCACCGCGTACAGCGTGGACTTGGCCGCCCCTCGGAAGACCATCAGCACGCGCTCGGGGGCCTGCTCCTCGGCAAGCCAGGTGCAGATCTCGACGTGCAGGTCAGGGACCGTCCAGCCCTGGATCTCGGCCCAGCGGTTGAAGAAGGCGACGAAGGAGATCGCGTCAGAGCTTGGGCTTTGCATCGCGTGCCGCCCTCACGGCGCGCGCTGCCAGCACTTCCGCCGCCGCCGCCTCGAAGCGCGCCACCTCAGCTTCGACAGGATCGGCCTCCGCGTCCGCCGGCACATCGGGCTGATCGGGCACGATGGCCCCGCCGGTCTCGACGTTGGCCATCAGCCGCTGCACCTGCATGGCCAGCGACACGGTGTTGATCGCCAGGCCGCGGCACCACTTCGCATCGCCGCGCTCGTCGCGGGTCATCTCCTTCGGCGCCTTCTCGCCGGCCACCCAGTTGCCCGGGTCGGCGTCGATCAGCGCGCGCTCGACAAGACGGTCGCGAAGGCTTTCGAGGCGAGTGAGTTGATCGGGGCGCATGGGCCCCGCATTGTCTCAGTGCGACGCAGTTTGTTCCAGGCTGTCTCTGTGCTTCTCAGTTGCACCGCGTTTCCTGATCGCGGCCGGCGGTGGCAGCAGAGTCGCCGGCCGCTTGGCGACCTGCTCGCGCATCCAGTTGTCGACCTCGTGCTCGACGAACATGCTCTTGGTGCCGATCCGCACCGGCATCGGGAAGCTGCCGGCGCCGATCTTGGCGTACATGGCGGTCTTGCCCAGGCGAACGCGCTGCAGCGTCTCGGGCAGGGTCAGGAAGCGCACGGGCGGCGCCTCGGCTTCGGTTTGGTCTCGCATGGCGGTTGCTCTCCGTTTGAACGAATGTGAGCGGCAATGATCGTCTGAAATGGCTACCCGGTAAAAGTGGCGCGGACTTTTCGGGCAACTTTCTTCACTGCCCAGCTGCTCGCCCAAAGTCCGGCCCTCGGTCGGGCAACGCTTCGCCCGGCGTCCACCAGTAGCCTTGCCCCCAGTCCTTCATCGAGCGCTGCTGCATGCGCGAGAGATAGCCCGGGTTCACCGCCTCCTGGGCGTTGTGCAGGAACCAGTGTTCCCAAGCGCCGCGCACCTGCCACAGGCTGACGTAGGGCATCTGCGAGTTGACCCAGCGCAGCGCCTCGGCCGCGATGTGTGTCTCCTTGCCCTTGGCCGCCTCCCATGCATTGACCACGCCGAGGTCGCCCACGAGGCCCGCTGCCGCACCAGCTGCCGGCCCGAGGATGGCGCCCACGCCCTGCTCGACGTTGCTGCCGCGCTGCTCGGTCGGATCCTTGAACAGCAGGTCGCCCACGTAGCCAGCGCCGCCGCCCTGGGCCATGGCGCGCATCCAGAACTTGCCCTCGGTCATGTCGTAGGGATCCTTGCCCTGCACCAGCGCCTTGTTCTGCATCACGAGCGCGCCGATCATCATCAGCGTCACGTTGATGGCGGCCAGCACCGCCACGCGATTGACCGCGGCTCCGGTGCTGCTGGTGGCCCCGTAGCCCATAGGCGCGCCCTCAAGGCCCTGCGGCGTCTCGAACACGCGGCGCCAGTGCCTAGTCAGCATCGCGAGCGGGAAGCTCTTGAACTGCATGAACGAGCGCATGGCCTCGCCGCGCACCGTGCCGGCCGGCATGCCGCCGCCGGTGACGATCGCGCGCGTCGCGATGTCGGGGTAGATGACCGCGAACTGCGCCTCGTCGGACACGAAGGCGAGCCACTTCGTCGCAGCCTCGGGAGCACCTTCGGCGCCGGTGGCCCGGATCGCATCGGCGGTCAGGTACTGCACGCCGTTGCGCTCGGTCGGCGCGGCCTTGCTGATCACAGCCCAGTCGGCCTCGGTGATGCCCTTGCGCTGCATCAGCCACTGGTCCCAGGCGTCGAGCTGGCCCCAGGCCTTGCCCAGCTTCTTCGTGAAGCCCTGCATCATGGTCGCAGCGAACGCGCCTCGCAGCCCATCGGTCCAGGCGTTCATGAGCGAGAGCTTCATCACGCTGCCGGCCACGCGGCCGGTGAGGCTGTGCGTCATGTGGTCGCCGGTCCAGCGATTCAGCGTGCTGGTCAGCGCTTCGCCGATCACGCCGTGCGCCTGCAGGAAGTCGCGCTGCTCGCGGCTGAACTGCCGGCCCAAGTTGGCCAGCATCGAGAAGTAGGGCAGCCGGTTGTAGTGCAGGCTGGCCGCCACGGTGGCCACGTCGGTGGTCGACGACAGCACCGCGCCGCCCAGCTTCGCAGCGGTCTGGATGTTGCGCGCGTCCTGCCCGATCTGCGCGACCACGCGGTTCTCCGGGGTGCCGGTCTTGCCGCTGAGGATCGACCAGTAGGCCTCGGGCGTGTTGCCGGCGGACCGGTTCCCCATCGTGCCAACGCCGTCGGCGCGCTGCGCGATGTCCGACTGCACGCGAAACTGCTGCTCGGGATTGGGCCCGTAGCGCTCGACCAGGCCGATGTCGCGGGCCATGCGCCCGACGTGGCCGACCATCGAGTCGTAGAGCGAGCCCTCCCCGTACTCGGTCATGTAGGCCATCCAGGCGTCGCCGTCCCGGAAGTGCAGCACGCGGTGATCGCTGCCACGGTTGGCGCGCGAGCCGCTGCCGCGGTACTGGCCCGGCTCGGTCTTGCTGTCACCGCCGGTGCTGATCGTCTCCCACGCTCCGCGCAGCAGGTCGGTCAGCTCGGCGTCGTTCATCAGCGAGCCGTCAGGGCGCACGTACTGCTCTCGGTCCAGCAGCGGCAGCACCTTCTTGGCCCAGGTCTCGGTACCGGCCTCGAGCACACGCACGGCATCGTGAGCCTGCGACAGGTAGCCATACCCGAGCTTGCCGATCGCACCGCCCGCAGCGTTGAAGCGCTGGCGCATCTTCTCGATCACGTCGAGCCACGCCTTCGCGCCCGCCTGCGCGACCTTGTTCCCCGTGGAACCGTCGGCATTGGCGAACACTTCGCGCACCACGTCGGCCGTCATCTGCGGGTTGTCGAGGTCGAAGATGCGCATGCCCAGGTTGCGCAGCGCACCGGTGCCGTCGCGCGACTCGGCCGCGTCGATCATGTCGGCCAGGCCCGAGATCGCCTCGTTGCGCACCGCGTGCACGTAGTCACTGGTGTTCTCGATGTCGCGGATCAGCCCCTGCGACCGGGTGAGCCCTGTCAGCCGCATCTGCTCGGCGACGCGCGAGTCGGTCTCGGCGGTGCGCAGCACCTGCAGGCTGGCCCGGTGTTCCTTGAGCGCGGCTTCGGCCTGGATGTCTTCCATCGCCTTCGCCATCGCTTCGGCCACCCGCTGGTCGCGCGTGAGGCCTTGCCAGCGCTGGCGGTCCCGGCGCGCCAGCTCGCGCATCGTGCTGCTGATCGAGTCCTCAATCGCCTGCAGCTTCGCTTCGCTGATGGGCCGGCCGCCAGCTGCGGCACGGACTGCTGTGGCACATTGCGGTTTCATCGCCATGGGTAGCTACCTTCCAGTGCTGTGGTTCGTCGTTGGTGCCGTTGCCGTCTTGGCGGTGGCAGGGCTCGGCGCGGCCGGCAACTGGCGCGGCGCACTCCGGTTCATGCGCACGTGGTTCGTGCAGGTGATGGCACTCGTGGCCGCTGGCCTGCTGTTGGCAGCCGTGGTCAGAGCACTCACGTAGACCCCATCGACAGCGCGCACTCCGCCGCGACGCGCACCAGGTCGGCGTCGAGCGCACCCAGCTCTGCATCGGTCCCCTCGGCCGCTTCGCGTCGGATGCGCGCGAGCTCGTCGGCCACCGTCACAGGGCGCCCGGCTTCGTCGGTGCGCACCACCATGTCGCCGGCCGTGGCTTCGACAGCGGACACGCGATCGGCGATCGAGGCCAGCAGCGGGTCGGTGCTGGGCTTGTTCAGCGGCGCCGGCGTGTCGGTGATCTGCTCGTCGCTGAGCGTGCGCATGCGCTCGACCGCGGCGGCCGTCACGTCGGCCTGGGTGGGCGCACGATCCTCGAGCAGGCCGGCCTGGCGCGGGTCGCCCAGCGCGTCGACGGAATCGACCAGCTGCCGCACCATCTCGCCGATGCGACGGGGTGATCGCGCGTTCTCCTGAAGCCCCGCGAGCAGCGTCTGCAGCTGCGGCGGCAGGCCCGCGTCCAGCAGGTTGCCCTGCGCCATGAACTGGTCGACGGTCATGCCGTCGGCTCGGATCTTCGAGAACTCCTGCACCGCGCGCACCATGTCTCCGGCCACGTCCATCGGGTGTCGCGCGCCAGCTGCCACAAGGTCACGCAGCCGCGCCACCTCGGGCGCCGCGCGCATCAGCCCAGCCAGGACGTTGCGCACGTTGCTGTCGGTCGACTCGGCCAGCATCGAGACCAGGTTCGCGTCGCCGTAGGCCTTGGCGAAGATCGCGTTGCGCAGCCGCTGCTGGCCAGCCTGCGAGAGCCGGCCGTCGGCTTGCAGCATCGCGCCACGCTCGGTCGGCGAGACCGCCTGCTGCATGAACTGCCGCACGAAGCCGGCGGACTTCGCCAGGTTGATCGAGCCATCCTCGTTGGCCACCAGCCCGGTTAGGTCGGTGACGCGCGCGGCGTCAGCGCGCGCCTGCTCGGTGGGCGACATCGCGGCGATGGCCGACTCGTTC